AACGCTGGTCTGAACCTTCCCGACGTCCTGGGCATTTTTGGCGATATCCTTCGCCTGCTGCTCCAGTTCGTCGTTGGCCTGTTTGATGTCGTCAGCCATACCAGCAATTTTTTCGTTGCTGTCCACCGCGTTCTCGATCAGATCTTTGAACGTATCGGAGTCCTTAATTTCCTCCAGGATCACGTCTGTGATGTCGGAAACATCGATGCTGGCCTGTCCTCGCACCCATTCGGTGTAACCTGATTCGTTGCCGCTGCGGTCCACCAGCTGCGCGCGGTACCAGAAAATCTGCCCAGCCTTAAGGCCCATCTGCTGATATTTGCGCTGCGGGTAAGGCACGTCGGCCAGCAGCAACGCATCATCATCGGTACCGGTAAGGCTGTACTGAATTTCAGTCTTCAGCGTGTCGTCGGTATTCGCCGGGAATCCCCAATTTAGCTCGATACCGAATACCACGTTTTCAGAAGCGATGAAGCCAACCGGCTTCGGTGGGTTGCCCACTTTACCCGTCAGCGTTTTCTCTTCTGAATAGCCCCATCCGGATGAAATTTCTGCGGCATTGATTGCGCGCACGCGCACCAGGTAGCGCCCGGCATAAATCCCCGGGACGTCAAATGACGTGGTGGAGCTGCGCGGCATGTTCACCCAGTTTCCGTCATTGCGGCGCCACTGCCCCTCATAGGCGATAGCGTTCTGCGCCTGGTCCCAGCTGATGCGCATCGTTTCGACGCTGATATTCTGCTGAACCACAGAAAACGAGCTGATCACGATGTTAGCTGGCGGTGACTGATTACCAGGAGGTATTACACTTATTGGCCGCTGGTCGATAATTGCGCCAGTATCGATACGGGCATATTTATCCGGATCGTGCCATGCAGCGGTGATCGAGAAGGTGCCATTATCGTTATCGCTTACGCTGACAACGCGGTACTGCTGAGCGTAAAGCTCTTCAGATTCCACCACCCAAACAGCTTCCGCCTGTGGCGTCTCACTGTATGCCGTGGTGACTGTGACTGATTCACCGTTCACGGCCTGAATGGTCCTGCTCTGCGACGCTCCGGAAGGTAGGTTGAGAATAAGGCGATCACCTGCTGCCGCATCTGCCACGCGGTCAAGTTTGATAACGCGACCGTTAACGGCGCTGATGCGGCCGCCCATAACCTTTCCGGAAAGCAGCTCGTCTGCAACGGCGATGATGTAGCCCGGCTGCGGAATGTTTCCGTCCAGCCCGACATCAAATGAAACAACACGATCCTTGTTGTTGGTGAGAATACCCCAGCGCCCCTTTCGGTTAGCCTCTGACTGTCTGGTGCAGCCGATGGCGGTCATTTCCAGTTGGTTAAAACCGTACCGCGCAACCAGCGCCTGCTCAAATACCGGCTCCATCGCGTCGGCGTAGGCATTACCGGGATCAGACCACGACACCAGCGCCGTGGTATAGCGGGTTTTCGTGGTGCTGCTCGAATAGGTAAAACGCCCTTCAATAACGTTAGCGCGCGTATAGCTGTAATCTACATCACGCGGCATGTCTGCCAGGGCCACAATCTGATCCCCGCCCCAGTAGGTCATGCCACGGAAGATGGCAGCAAAATCGCGGAGGACTGTGTAAGCATCATTCCGGTCCTGAATGTACACGTTGCAGGTATAACGCGGTTCGGTACCGTTACCACCTTTGCCGTCAGGAACCATCTGATCGCAATACTGGGCAACCTGATAAAGCGTCCATTTATCGATGTTAGCAGTTGTTAAGCGGTGGCCGAGGCCAAACCGGTCAGAAACAACCAGATCGTAAAAAATCCACGCGGGATTGTCCGTCCATGCCCATTTAAACGCACCGGTCCATGTGCCGCTGTAGGTACGGGTTTCTGGGTCGTAAGTATCTGGCACACGGATAACACGACCGCGGGGCTCACATGAGATCTGCGGGATGGAGCCGTTAAACTGGCTGGAATCGAATTCGATGTAGAGTAACGCTGTATTTGGATAGCGTAACTTGGCGTCAATCACCTCAGTGAAGCTCTGTAGCGTCATCGTGTCGCCGATCTTCGCGCTGTTAGCGTCAGAGGTAATCTTACGCAGGCGTATTGTCCAGGTACTGCCAGCCTGAGGTAAATCAATACGGTGGCTGCGCTCATAACCAGACGTCGTTTTGCCGGTCACGCTGGTATTGAGGACTGTCTGCCATGTCCCGCCGTCCGTCTGCAAGTCAATCGCATAATTAACCGAGTAACCAACCAGATCGCCATCGTCCTCCTGCTTGAAAAGCGAAGGCCATTTCAGGCGTAAACGAACCGCCGAAAGCTGTGTATTTGTGAAGGTTCGTGTCCACGCTGTAGCGCTCGTTACCTCGGTTCCCACGCTGATTTCGTTTTCGGTACCAGGAATGCCCTGAATATACTTCTGGGCCTGAGTACCCGCGCGAAATTCCCACGTTACGCCGCTGAAGTTTTGGGAGCCGTCGGCGTTTTCCAGCGCCGTTCCGTCCAGGTAGATATCCTTGCCGGTGAGCTGTCCAGCAAACTCCCCTTCCCCAAGCGCAACGAGGATCTTTGCCTTCGCTACAGATTGCAGATCATCAGGCTGTTCGGTAGGAGTTCGGGAGCTGGAGCTCCCCCCTTTTCGTCCGGTAATTGTTTTAACCATATCGCGCCCATAAAAAAACCACCCGAAGGTGGCTTGTAAAAAGGTTTGTTATCTACTGCTGATCTTCGACATAAATCCCGGCGGAGATAATTGCCCCGCCGATTCGCCGGCGGCCGTACAGGACCGGTACCGGGTAACCCTGCGCGGCGGTATTTGTCACCCCGCCAAACGCATACGATGCACGGTTATCTGCGCTTTGTTTGCTGGCCAGGCCCCCGGGTTGAGGCGAAAGCATCTGAACAACTCCACCAGCGATCATAGCTGCACCAAACTTCGCGGCTCCGTAACCAACAGCAGATAGTGTTCCACCAGAAAGCATTCCAACTGCAATCCCCGCAACGACAAGAACAGCTCCAAGAATTGTCTGTAAAACTCCAGCTTTTTTACTTCCGATCACTACAGGGACAATTCGAATAACTTCACCTGTTACCGGAAAACCAAAATCATCTTTTCCGATATTTTTTTTATCTTTAAAGACGGCGTAGGTCAGGCCCCTTGCTTTGCTGGTTATCAAAAATTTCTCCAGCCCGTCTATTGTTTTTGTAAGTGAGTTGATCGCCTCTGCGGTTGTTCTTATTAGACGATGGTGAACCTTCCCGTAGGTTTTACCCAAAACACCGCCGAGCTCAATTCTGGTCATAACCTCTGACATTTTCATTCTCCATAAAAAAAGCCACCCGAAGGTGGCTTAGATTATTTTAGGGTTTTCAAAGACATGATCTGGCGGCCGTAGCCCAGTGGTCGTTCCATCCTTTCGCAACGGCATAAACCTTTATATCGCTTCCGCCTGTCGCTGATTTATCGATATTCACCACTGAAAGAGCACCGAATATATCGTCTGATGCTGTGATTTTGTATCCTGATTCAGTGGGTATGCTTGAGCTTGAAGATCGTAGCTCCACCCATTTAGGAGCAAGGCAACGATTAACCTCATCAACAGTTTTTGTTGAATGCTCTGAAAGGATTGGTTTTTGTTCTTCTAGTGAAGAAACAGAACATCCCATCAGCAGGAAAATAAAAATTGGAAGGATAATCTTTTTCATGGCAAATCAGTCCCTTTGACAGATTGACTCATAGGAATCAATTTTCTTCTGGTCTTGGTCATTAATAATGATGATTGGTCCATGATTATTGACCTTTCCATCTTTGACCTCAATCCGCACATAATATGGTTTTTTACCCGTGTATGCGCCGTATGAATTTTTAGCATTCACATAACCGCAAACATATCCAGAATTTTCACCAAAATCACGGAAAAATGATTCAAACTTGGCACTGTCCGGATCTTTAAGGGTGTCTTTGACCAAGGACTCCCCCATGTCAATAAAATCCTTTTCAGAAGGTGTGCAACCAACAATAATCAGGCTACACGCTAATATCGAAAGAAATTTCCTCATATCGCTAACCCCTTTTTTCGTTTTGCAAAAGGTTAGCACAGAGATTTGTAACGTAGAATCTTCATCGTTCGTTCCTGCCAGTAACCGCCATACGGCACGCGCTGACTCAGGTGACCGTACAGGTGGTGAAGCAGCATATTACCCTCCAGCAGAATACCAGCGTGATTCCACTTATCAGCCTGGACCTGCATGATCACCATATCGCCAGGTTTCGGCGGCCCGTCGAATTCACGGAATCCGCACTCGTACCAGCAATCCTGATAGAAGTTGTCCGGATAGTCGTTTTCCCACCAGGGATAATCAACCCGGTAATCGTGGAGTTCGATACCATGCGTTTGCCGGAAATAGCTCATTACCAGCCCCCAGCAGTCGAAGTGCCCCAGCACAAACGGACGCTCCAGCAGTGGCAACTCTCCACGCGGCTGAATGGTGCGTAAATCCCCCTCGGGCCAGCTCACGATATGCCAGGGTAAAAGCGTTGCGTCGCATTGCGCTTTATCCAGTTCGCTCGGCTGCGTAGTGGCGTCAGGGTGGCTGTGAACGATGGCGATCACCGTACCCCAGTCCTCAGCGGCTGCGTAATCTTCGGGGCAAAGGACAAAATTGTCCTCCGGCGACGCGGCAAGATTCCGGCAAGGAAAATAACATTCAACGCGGCTTTTCTGCACCACCACACCACAGCACTCACGAGGATATTCAGCGGCGGCATGCGCCATAATCGCATCAATGGTTTTCTGACGCATATCAGCTCCTGATCAGCGACGTACCCGGGAACCCACCAAACGAGAGTTCGTTGCTTTCACCGAACCGAAGTTTGCAGGCCGTCAGCGTGCCGTTGCACTCATCCAGTGACGGATCGCTTACCGGGTTGTTGTTTTTGTCGAAATAGCGCGTACCGGCATAGTCGCAGCCGTCGCCTGTGCGGTACTTATTACGAATGCACCATGTGCACAGGGAATGAAGCTGCCGCGTGGGGATCATTTGCCCCTGAAGATCCCTAGGGCTGGACAGTACAAACTCGATGGTTTCGCCAGCAAGCTCGGTCGTTTTCCCGTCGATATACCAGACCTGAAGTTTCTCCTGAGTCGGATCTGCTGTAGGGTTACCGCCTGCGAAGTTTTTCGCATCGAGATATTTTGCCTTTGTGTCGTGAATAGTGACCTTGGCCTGTAGCAAATCGTCGTATGCAAGACACAGGGCAGAAATAGAGCTTTCGATGTTCGCGACCGTCAGTGATGGCGTCGCATTGCTGCCACTGGTCGATTTCTCCAGCCCTTCCAGCTGATACGGCCAGGCGGAATATTCATTACCCTGCCACCAGATTGGTTTCGCCGGGAGCCTGGCCTCATCCCCGCCGGCGGCGACTATTTCCGCTTCGGTGTGGGGAATGTTGTAATTGTGAAAGCGGAGAACTTCCGTCAGTCCAAAAGAAGAACCGTCCACCTCAATCAGGCGAACGTCGTTCCCTGATTCCAGCTTCTGATAGTCTGCGTTTAAGCTCATGGTTTAAATGCCTGGATGAATGTTGCTTCAAGGTTGAATTTCCCAGCACCGAGCCCGGTGGGTTTATACGTTTCGCAACGATACAAACCCAAAGGTTCGAGCGGTGGCTTCCACTGAAAGGCTTTCGTCCCTTCATGCCTGTCGAGAAAAGATTTAATGGCGGAAATGTAGGTTTCGTTGCCAGTAAAGTTGAGCGTCCACTGCTGGGTTCTGGTATTCAATCCATCCCCTGAAACCTGCTCATATCCATCACCAAACTGTGCTTTCCTGACGCGGAAATTTATATCTGCCTCAGCGTTAATTCGTGGGCACCAGGTGAAAGTTTCGATAGCCATTTTATCGGGTTCCTTTCATTGCGTTCCAGATGTCACCGCCAGGGCGAATATCTCGCATGATGTTCTGCTTATATCGCTGATCAACATATTTACCGACATCAGCACCAAATTGCTCAAGGCCGGGTGAAGTCTGCGTGGTGGTATTTCCGTTGCCATCGATGGTGATATAAACCTGTGGCGCCGAAGATACAGACTGACCACCACCAGCGCCGACCGCACGAACACCGAGTGAACCATCCGGTGCGCGGGTCAGCGGCATGATTGCCTCCGGCCCCGCCTCGCCCATAATTCCGGCCCCGCCTTTCGCAAAAGCGAACATGGTGGGGTTTCTGACGATCCCATTACTGAAAGCGCTCAGAGATGGAGAGTCATAAACGCCGCCTTTAGCGTTAAACTGGAAGCTCGAACCGTAACTGGAAACCGCAGTACCGGTGCTGGCTGATGCTCCCGCGCCGCCCCCGAAGAAGCTGCCTACGCTGCCGATGAGTGAGCCAAAAATGCCAGAACTGGAAGACCCACCCCCCATCGCGCTGACCACTGCCATTTGCAGAGCGACTTTTTCGATAATCTGTAAAACAGAGATACCCCAGGATTTCCAGCTGACCTTATTGCCTTCCAGCATTGAGGTGACATTACTAAACGCGCTGTCGAGTGTGGTTTTCACTCCATCAGAAACCGTGCCAGAAACATTGCTGATTTCATCGAACCAGTTGGCATAGCCGCGCGATACTCCAGCCATCCAATCCGCTTCAGCTGCTGCTATAGCCTTGTATTTCTTATCCAGGTCATCGAGGGCAGCCGCGCGTTGTGCGATGGCCTCGGTGCCGCCGTCCGTTTTAGCAAAAACACGCTCGATCTGTTGCGTCTCGTCGAACCGGCTGCGCTGGCGATCACTCATGCCTGCGGTTTCGGTTGTCAGTGTCGCCTCATCCCTGAACTTTCGAGCCGCTTCAGTTAAATCCTTCAGGGCATCCGCTTGTTCGCGCTGCTTGCGTACGTTCTCGTCGGCTTTTTGCGTCCATTTTGCCAGCTCTGCTGAAGATGCCTGGATAGCCTTGCGCTGCTCATCGGTCCATTTAGTGCCTGCCTGATGCGACGCTGCATAGAGCTCAGACGCTTTTTCTCCTTCCGTTGCCCTGACGCGTTGCACATCGATAGCCACGCTAAGATCGGCCATTTTGCGGGCATATTGCTCGGCGGTGCTGGCTGCTGCGCGCTCAGCTTTACTCTGAGCACTTGAGGCGGCAGTGGAGGTTTTTTTTGCCTCCGCTGCTGCTGCATCCTTTTTGGCGGCCTGATCCTTGTTGTAGATGTACTGGGTATAAAGTGCTCCAGTCAGCTTTAGATCTTCCGCTTCATAAACGTGCTGCTGATGAAGTTTCTCTAATCCACTTAAGCTGGCCAGCTCATTTTCGCGGCGTGATCGTTCCAGTGCTGTTTGCTGCTGAGGCGTCGCATTAGCCATTGAAACCACAGGCCCCGCATACTGCGGTGGTTTGGCGCCAGCGGTTGCTGACATTGAGCGGTTAAGCAGGTCATACGCACCTTTCAGGATTGATACGGCACCAGCCTGTTCGATAGCCTTTTGCGTTGCCAGGTCGCTGGCATCGTTCACCAGCTTCTGCGTTTGCTCGACTTTTGAAGCGGCCTGTTCCCGCTGATACTCCAGCTGATTCAGCTTATCGGTAAGTTCAATGTTTTTGGCCGTGATGTCGGCCTGGTCCATGAAGGTATTAATCAAGGTCAGCGTCGGATGACGGTTATAATCCTGCTGGATTTGATCAACCGCCTTGAGGCTGTCTTTCACCTTCGCGATCTGAGAGTCGAGGTCGGCCAGGTCCTGCTTTTGCGCCTGTAAAGAGGTCCGCGCATCTGCGGCGGTCGAGCGAAGGCCGAGCACAGACATCTGCTGGAGTTTGGTGTTGATCTCGTCAAGGTTGTTGGCAAAGCCGACAGCCTCACGGTGTACCTGCTGGGTATGCTGATACAGGCCATACATCGCTGCACCGGCACCGATAATAACGCCTGGCCAGCCACCGAGAATGCCCAACACTCCGCTACCCAGCCGTGACATTACCGAGGCTGTATTGGTAAGGTTGTTAACAGCAGAAGCCCTTCCAGCAAGCGCTGTATTCAGGGATGCCTGAGCTGCGGCAAGATTACGTTCGGCAACAATCTGAGCCTCAATACTTGTCGCCGCTGCGCGCGCCTGTTGAGCGCGGTAAACCGCCTGGCGGCCGGCAGCAACGCTAACCTGAGCGCCACGGACCTGAGCCTGAGCCAGCGCTACCTCGGCGGCCGTATTAGCGAGCACTGCACGGGTTGACTGGCCGACGCTGCCGACCATATTGCCAAAATAGCGAGCCAGACCCACGCCAACAAGAATACCGGCCGTGTTTGCCACATCATCAATGTTATTCGCCAGACCATCCAGCACGCCGGATAGCGTGGAGGATGCGCCGACGGCATCGTTCGCCCCGCCAACCCAGGCGAGAAAAGCATTTTGCACTTTCTGTGCAGATCCGCTGATGGATGCAGGTAAGGTGTCGAATTCTTTACGGAGGATCTCAACGTTGGTCAGCAGCGGGACGATCTTGTTGGTCGTCAGCTCGCCGTTGTTGGCCATATTTCGCAGGCCACCAACAGTGGTACCCAGACCATCAGCCAGCAGTTTCGCCAGGCGGCCACCGTTCTCCATGATGGAGTTAAATTCTTCGCCTCGCAAAACACCTGAGCCAAGCGCCTGGCTAAGCTGGGTGATAACAGAGCTCGCCTCTTCGGTACTGGCGCCAGACAGCTTCAGCGAGGTTGCTACGGTTTCCGTAACTTTTGCGACGTCAGCAGAAGCGTAACCGGCATCACGCAGGGACTGCGCAATTCTGCTGTATAAGTTGCTGTTTGCCTCGAGGGATGTTCCGGTGCGCTGGCTAATCTCCATCAGCACGCGCTGGGATTGCACGTAATCCTCACTGGAAGAGGACGCAAGGCGAAGACGGCCATTCAGCTGGTTCCAGGTATCAGCAAACTGAACAAGTTGATGCGTGGCAAATGCGCCAGCCCATGCCCCGGCAAGCCCAGCCGCTGATGAACGTACTGTTGCGAGCTGAGAATTCAGGTCAGCCAAAGACCGCTGAGTTTCTCGCGTGGCCGCTGCTGCTTTTTTCCCGCCCTGTTCCATAGTGCGGTAGTAATCCGTCCCCATACGGGACGCTCTGGCGATCTCAGACTGAAAAGAAGACGAGTTCGCAGAAATTTTGATGATTAGCTCGCGCAGCGTTGCCATATTTCACCCATAAAAAAAGCCCGCAGCCGCGGGCGTCAAAGACTGGACATCCATTCTTCAAGTTCAGAGACTTCAGAGCCTTCTTCCTGCTCACCCCATTTCAGCATCACGTCAGGTATGGTGAATTTCCCGCCCTGAGAGTTCAGCATTGCAACGGAGATCTGCGCCGCCTGTGCATCGGAACGCCAGTCCCCAACAGGACTTATGCGGTCAAACTCGATCCACATTTTGAGCTCGCTGGCGGTTATGGTCTGGCGCAGCTCGTGCAGAGTGCGCCCCATCCGGAGCGCCAGCGACATCAGGAAGAAGGTCAGCGGCTGCTTTACGGCTTTCCCGCTTCTTCCTGACTCATTCCGAGGCCAAGAGCCTGAGCCAGCAGGCGCGCATGCACAGGACCATAAATTTTGGATACCAGCTCCTGATCCTCGTCACTGAATACGCGCTCGCCGTTTTCATCCAGCAGTACGTCAATAAACAGAACCACATCCGCCTCTTTGTTACGCAGGAACTTCTCCGCCTCCGTCAGCGTCGGGGCCTCTTCGCCTTCGGCGAGCTGCGGATTTACGATTTCCCGGAATTTCACCCAGGCATCGCCGGACGGTTCACGCAGCGTTACCTTTGCGCCATCCCACTCAGGGACCGTGATACCGTCTTTTGTGCGATAGGCTTTTGATGCAGTAAGCGCCACGTCGCGTAATGAATTCTGTGATGTTTTTTGCGCCATTTCATTTTTCTCTTGTTACTTGGTCGAAGGGATAAAAAAGCGGCCGAAGCCGCTCAGGAACCAGACGCATAAATGCGTTTAGGTTTGCCACGTACACGCAGAGAATAAGTCGCGCCAACAACGGAAGAGGTTGCAGCAGACCATGAGCTCTGACGAACCTCCACCAGAACGTAGAAACCATTACCAGACGGGAACACCACGCGCAGCGCACGCAGTTCGTCATTTTCGTAAGCAGTCTGGAGTGCCTCCTGTGCTGCTTCATCGCCAACCCAGTTACGGGTAATGCTCATTTCAGCAGGCGCGGCGAGGCCGTTGGTTTGCTCCTGTTCAGTTGAGCAAAGCGTGGTTACGTCAATATCCCCTTTTTGACCGCCCGTGAAGGTGATCTCCTTTGTTGCACAGGCCGCTTCCAGCCAGGTAACACCAGCCCCCGGGAAACCTGAGGCATTAAAATCCTCGGCGGTTACGGGTGCGTCGGAGACGGCAAAGGTCATCCCCTTTGTAACTTCATACTTACTGGTCATGATTTCTCCAGATAAAAAAAAGACCGCCGGAGCGGTCTGTGATGGTGAATGAACTTAAACGGTCACCTGAAATTCAAGCGTGGCCCGGTGATAATGCAGATCAGGTTCATAACCAGGCGTTTTGACAATGTTCTCAGGCTTCAATGTTTGCAGGGCTTCCAGCGCCATATTCCTGATCGTACGCGCTTCAGTGATAGTGCTGGAGTAAACATCGACCTGCACCGAAACGGCTGATTCCGCCTGGCCGCAGAGAACGTCGGCGGCCGCGTCGGTAATAATCGAGAAAATTACCCAGGGCGGCGAGACTGAAGGCTTCCCGTCACTGCCGAGCGGCGCAACGTAGGGATAAACCTGCCCTCCGGCCAGCGGTGCCAGCAGAGGATAGAGATCGTCTTCCGTCATTTGCTTAACGCCTCGTCAATGGCCTGGTTCATGCGCCTGATCGCGACCTCTGTCGCCTGCTCCTGGCGGACGTCAAACGCGGGACGAATGAAAGGATGTGGCGGCATGTTGGCTGTTCCCATTTCAACGAATCGCCAGTAAAAAGCGTTTCGCGGGTTATTCGCCTTCATCGTGTTATCGCTGTTGCCGGTGCGCGGGTTAACGCCACGAATATGGACGCCGGAAGAAATTTCCCCGCGGCGGCGGCTTTTTTGGGTCACCACCACCACGTTTTTTTTCAGTTTTCCGGTGCGCACTGGTGCGCGGGCGATCACTTCTTCCTTAAGCACTTCGGCGCCAGCGCGCGTGGCATCACGCAGGACCTTGTTGTTTTCAGCGCGGCTAAGCGCCTCCAGATCCTTTGCGATGTCATTCAGGCCGGAAAAATCGAGGCTCGTCTCAATCATTTTTCGATCCCCTGCTTACAAAGAATTTCGAGCTGAATGCCGCGAGAATCAGGTATCGGCGGACCAATGATATTTAAAATGACACCCTTGAACGGGCCAGTCACAACCCTGAGTCTTGACGCAGCAGTTATATCGTTACGAAATCGAGTCCATACCCTGATAGTGGCTACAGCCGTTTCTGCACCTGCCGCTACAAGCTCACGCCCGCTGATACCTTTAACTTCTGCCCATGTAGTCGCGCCGTCATGCCATGTTTCAACAGGCTGACCAGAAGGGTCTCTGGATGTTGTGATGTTCTGAATTACCACCCTGTCTCTCAGTCTTCCGGCCTGCATACCCCCTCCTACAATCCATAAATACGGTATGGCTGCAATAGCGCTTCCACAGCAAAAGGTACGGCTGAAGTTATGTTCCCGATGTTTACCGCTTCCCTGTTTGCATACCAGTGACCGATAAGCAGTAGCATGGCTGCCTTCACATCATCATTGAGCAGTATCGGGTCCGGGTCGTCAGCGTAGCCAGGGCTGCTTTCCTTTTCATAGAGCGTTCGGCGTGTCCATGTCTGGACGTACCGGGCCGCTGCACCTGTGTAAATCGCCAGCAGAGCATCATCACCCGTAAAGTCGGTATCAATGCGGCAATGCTGTTTCACCACATTCTGATCAAGCATTTGTTTGCCCCGAAAAAAGCGGCCCGAAGGCCGCAATAGTTATCAGCTACCCGCGCCGGTGCTGAATGAGCCGTACACGAACGCCTCAGGGCGTTTCACAGCCAGCGCCAGACGTTCTTCGCAACGGATGGTGATCATGTTTTTCTCGAAGTCGTCGGCGTTCTCCGTGGAGATAACCACGTTCGCATCTTCGCGGTCGAAGATTTGCGCGCCAGCGTTAAATGCACCGGTCAGGAATTTACCCTGGAAGGCAGCCGCTTCCGTTGCAACAACCGGCAGGCCCCACAGAGTCGGACCAGTCAGCGCCGCAGGGTTCGCCAGAATGTAACGACCCAGGCTGTCTTTGGTCAGCTCGATCCGCGCCCAGTCAATGAAGTGAAGAACATGACCAGACGCCGGGAAGCGTGCCAGCTGTGCCTGCAACATCGCCAGACGCAGATCGTCAATCCCGCTCTGCTGTTCGACAGTGAACGCCGGATTGAACGCTGACGCCTGAGGAACGATGCCGTGCAGATGAACGCCGGTACCATCACCGAAGAGAATTTCCTGCTCTTCTGCATACTTCAGCCCGTAGCGCATTTCGGCATCAACGGTGGACTGCAACTGTGCGAAGTCATCCAGGATCTGCTTTGAGGCTTTAAACAGGTGCGCGATGGTGCTGACGCCAGTGATTTTCGGCGTGAACTCAATTTCGCTGTATGGTTTCTGCGTATTTTCAGGAACCACTTTCGCGTTATTGGTAAAGCCTGTCTGCTGCACCCAGAAAATGGCTGAGGAGGACGTACGGCCTGGAGCAATCAGATCGCGGATGAACAGGCGCTGTTTCGGTGCCGTATCGATACCCGGCAGGCGCTGTGGCTCCACAACACCATCAGGCACATCCACCGAAGTCAGAGCGGCCTTAACCGGGATGCTGATGCGCTTACCGCCTTCCACGCTGGAAGCAAAGGTTTTCAGGGCTTCAGCGGAGATCACCTGGTGGCCAACGGACTCGACAACCTGTTTCGCGTTTGCCAGCGGCATCTGGGCAACATGTTGCTCCAGTTCGCCCATTGCGGCCTTCAGGGTTTTTTCAGCTTCACGCAGCGCATTGAACTCAGAAGCCATTTTATCAACCGCAGCTTTTGTTTCTTCTGACAGCCTGCCTGACTTCTGCGCCTCTTTGAGTGCGTCTTCTGCTTTCGCGTTGAATTTGCCGGTTGCCTCTTCAATGCTGGCAGTGACTTTTTTCAGAATTTCGTTTACTTCAGACATAAAGGGTCCTTATTTGACTAACGCCGCAAGAGCGCTTTCAAGTGAATTGAGGGTTTCAGGTTTGATATCTTCGGCAGCGCCCGGCGTACCGTCGTTGGTGGTGACAGCGCCAGGCATGCCACCGGATAAGGCTTTAATGAGTTTTCTGCGCTCAGAGCGCGGGGTGTTGGTTTTAGCCAGCAGCGCATCAAGTTTGCGAAGCGCGGCCGCGGGTGATTCATCGCCATCACTGACCGCATCAGCAGAAAGCAGGCTGTCTGCCAGTCCCTTCGCCACAGCGTCACTGCCACCGATATAACTCTCGGCATCCATCAGTTTCTGAACAGCTGCCATATCAAGGCCGGAACGCGCCGCGTAGATGTCTGCCATAGCGTTATCGAAGGGCTCCAGAGACTGTGCCAGTTCCGCAAAGTCATGGCGGTTACCCATCGCGTAGACCCAGCAGTTGTGGATCATCAGGAAGGCACCACGACCGATCTGAATATCATCCCCGGCCATCGCAATGACTGAGGCGGCACTGGCGGCAATACCGAGCACCTTCACCGTCACACGGCCTTCGTATTCTCGCAAAAGGTTGTAGATTGCCAGGCCTTCGAACATGTCACCGCCAGGGGAGTTAATATTGACCGTGACGTCGGCGCCATTCATCGCCCGTAGCGCACCGGCGATACGTTTGGCTGTTACGCCCTCACCCCAGTAGTCCTGTCCGATCACATCAAAAACAGAAATACTGTTGTCGTCGGTGGCCGCAGCTTTGATCCCGCCATCCCAGCGATCCAGGGCGGAGGGTAAAGTTTCACAGGTGACCCGCGCGCAGGGGCGACCCGCCGGTGCTGCCGGAAGTTGTTTTTTGCTCATCAGGAAAGTGCTCCTAAGCGGCCTGTTTCAGCGGAGATTGTTCAAAGGAAATATCGGGGAATACGTGGTTATGCAGTTCTCTCAGGGCCAGAGCCTGAACAGCAGGATTGCTGCTTTCGAGATTTTTCAGTTGCGTCAGGTTGAGCTGAACGGTGTAAATGTCACCCCCTTCAATCGGTGGCATATTTTCAAGACGGCGCACGTCATTACGGGACATCCACCCATTCTGGAGCGCGCTGGTATAGTACGCAGCACGGCCCGCGCTGTCGGCGCGCAGCAGTCCTTCTACGGAGAACTCCGCGAACACCTCATCATCGCTGTCCAGCAGGCACCGTCCAATTTCCTGTTCGATGTTCACCAGCAGAGGTCGCAGGGTGTGCGTCAGGAAAAGAAGGTTCATACCCTCCAGACTCGAAGCCCAGCTGCTCTGCTTTGTTGTATGCCCAACCATATAAGGCGGAACGCGGAACCAGCGGCAGATTTCCTCAATGCTGAATGAACGGCTTTCAAGAAGCTGCGCAGCCTCCGGGTTCATTGTAACGTTCTGGTAAGTTAATTTATTTTCCAGAACCATCAGCTTTCCGGCATTTTTTGAACCGATAAATGACTGAAGGTTCTGGCGCAGTCGATCGCGCTGCTCCTTCGTCAGTGCATTTTCAGAGGACAAAAATCCGGTGCTCTGAAGGCCATTCTCAAAAATTTTTGCTGCCGCTTCATCCACTGACATAGCAGCGCCAAATACATCAACGCCCGCCATCGTTGGCATCATCCCGCAAACGCCATCAAGCCCGAATCCGCGAATGTGCATCATGTTTTTAACCGGAATGATGCGTTCGTTTCCGTTTTCAGTGTATTTGTATTCCAGCGCTCCGGTAGTGAGACGTTTAACCACCATGTTCTGCGGCAACAAAGGCACCAGCGAAACCAGGCGGTTTGCGATGAACTTCTTCTCAATGAAGGCATTCCCGCGAAGACAAATACTGGCTACTACCATCAACATAAAGCGGGATGGCGTCATTTCTGAGTTAGGGCGACGGCACAGCACCGAATAGGCCGGGTGATCGGTCGCAGCCCTTCGAGAACCGTCAGGCTGGCGCACGTATATTTTCAGTGGGAGTGTTGAAATGGACTCACTCAACAGCCTGACGCAAGCCCAGACAGCAGAGAGCTTTATCGCTTTATCAGCGGTAACAACCTTTCCGCTGCTACTGGTGCCATACCATTCACGCCAGAATTCACCTGTCGTGAGACTGATTGGCACTCCCAGCCAGTTTAACAGGGCGCTTTTTACACGCCCGGGTTGTTTATTCTTAGCCATCAGATACCCACTATGATCGGTTCGTCAAAAAATCCATCGACATCGCCCTCATCCCCAACATCCCCTTCAGATGCACCAATAGCCATAGCAGATGCCACTACGCCATCAATACGACCGGTACTCTTTTTCTTGGCAAAGATCCGGTTTTCTTTCTGATCGGCTTCGGTTACTGCTGATGCAGCATTCCAGCGCAGGCAGGGATTGGTTTTGATGATGATGTCGCCGTCATCCAGCCGCTGTTCGAACAGCTCAATAGAGTGCGGCATCCATAACCCTGACTCCTGGGCTTTGTAGTACCCCTGCCCGTGAGGGATCAAAGGCACTGATACGCTGGCATCTTCCAGTTCAGGTTCAAGATATTTGATTCGGTACTGGTCAAAGGCTATCGCCTTGATAAAAAACATCTGAGAAAGGTCAGCTATACGTTCAGCAACGAATCCGTACTTAACCGCTTTCCCTGGCGTGGTATGAATGTATCCATCCCGCTCCCACGCGTCATAAGGAACCCGATCCGTTTTAGCCCGATCAAGCAACGTGTCTTTCGGTGTCCAGAACTCCACCAGCAGTTTTCTTTTTTTCGGGAAATACAGCGCCAGCGCGGTAAGGTCCCGGCTTCCAGAAAGGTCAAGGCCGCCATAACATTCCTCACCCTGCAATTCATGCAGGTCGAAGTCCTCTTCGCACCCCATCCACACATCGCTGCTCATCCAGGGGTTATCGGCGTCAACCCACTGACAGAAGTTGAGGCGGCGAACGATACTCTCTTTCGACGGCATGCCACGCGCCTGGGTGACCTGTTCCCTCAGATAACGGTCTGTGAAGGTGTGACCAAGCGACGGGTTAGCTTTCTTCCAGCATGACTCGTCCTTAAATGGGTCCTCCCCTTCATCAAGCGAGCAGATGAACGAAAAGAAACTGTCATCCTCAATCGAACCTTCTGCAACTTTACGCCCGTACTCGTGGTAGTCATAACAGACGCTGGTTTTATCGTGGCCGCTGTTGGTGATCATGAAAATCAGCGCCTGCCGACGTCCTTTCGTACCGGCGCGCATCATCTCAACGACCTGGTTGTTCTTATGCTCGTGAATCTCGTCAATCAGTGCACAATGCGGACGCGGTCCTGACTGTCCATCATCAGAACTGATGGGTCTGAAGAAAGACCCCATCTGAAGGAAAGCCAGGTTCCACTCCTTCCCGGCTCCGCCTGATTTATTAATCCGCTGCGCCAGCGCTGGTGACTGATCAACCATCGCCACCGCATCCCTGAACAGGATCATGGCCTGGTCTTTTTTCGTGGCCGCGGCATATACCTCAGCACGTGGTTCTTTATCAGCTGTCAGGCAGTAGAGCCCTACTCCGCCAGCCAGCGGTGACTTCCCCGAGCCTTTACCCGATTCGACATACACCATGCGAAAACGACGGTAGTTTTCAGAGTTTTTCCACCCAAAAATCGAACCAACAATGAAACACTGCCAGGGCAGGAGGATAAAGGGATTACCTTCATGCTCGCCGCCGTTGAGCTTCAGCACTTTCGCGAAAAAGTCGATGGCGCGCTGCGCTGCTTCTGTATCCCAAAACATCCCCCGGGCATGACAGGATTCAAGGTCCTTAAGGTGTCGTTTACAGGCATTTCTAATATCCGGTCCGGCGATTTCCTTACCTGAAACTACATCCATGGCGTATCGCGTTGCGGGATCAACCGAAGAACTGGTTGAGCGGGTCTTCTTCTTTTTCTCCACCATCCACTTTCACCTTCGTTCTGGCGGCCGGAGTGAGACCGAATTCAACCAGGTAGCTTTTAAATCGACGATCGGCGTCGGCAAGCATGGCAACCGCCGGGTTTGCTTTAATCAAAAAACCGCCCTCTGTCTGCACAGTGTACGTTCGCCCTTCGTCGGCGATTGTCAGACGCAGTTGCAGAATGTCGGCGTAAATATCACAAAGACGTTCGAGCGCCAGCGTATCGGCAATGGTCAGAATCCCCATGCCATCGAGTAGCACGGTTAGCTTTCCCCAGGCTACCTTTCCCCAGTCAGAGAGGTGCTCGGGTGGACTTGGGATTTCTCGCGCAGGTGTGGGCTCTTTGTCGTTTAGTTTGCGTTTGCCCGGGTTGCCGGTTACCACTTTCAGGTGGGTCGGTTTCGGGCGTCGTCCTGCCATCGGAACCTCCCGGAAAAAAAATTTTCATTTCGCGGTTGTGCACAAAAAGGATGGGCGGCGGTCATTCAGGGGCTTAGTCCTGAACTTTTACCCCACCCTTCCCCTGACCGCTCACGAATGAGAAATGTTATCGTTTGAACCAGTGCGAAGTCGGATCAAGAGGAAGGCCGCTTTCATCACAGCCGATGATAGTGCCGCGCTTCTCCATCCTCTGCTTCGTTGAATCATGATGCTGCTTGCACAGGCCCTGCCAGTTACTGCGGCTCCAGAAGAGCTTCTGGGCTTTGCTTATCGCTGCCGCATCGCCAGATCGGAGAGCTTCTTTCAGTTTGTGCGGAATGATGTGGTCTACAACCGTTGCTGCTGCCACCCTTCCCTGCTCCCGGCACATCACACAGAGAGGATGTGCGCGGAGGAAGACAAGACGCTCTCTGTCCCATTTGCTGCCGTAGATACGCGGTTCTTTATTCACGCCAACCTCCACGCCCGGCGGCGTTCTGTGCGTGGTGCTGAGTCTGGGTGACGCTCAACCGGTTCGCCGTCAGCATGGTCCACCAGCGAGTAACACGGATAGATCACTGAGCCACCCCATGCATCACCCACGGCGTAATCGGCGGGCTTGCTGTTATCCCAGCGGGATAGCACGCGCTGCACATGCTCAGGCGGGACGCTGTAGCAAACGCCGTGAATGAGTCTCGACAGCGTGATGTAATCAGCGCGAGTCTTATCAGCCACTATTAGCCGCTCAGCAATCTGCATCTGATACTGTGGCGGCCGCCCGGTACCGAGATAAAAACTCAGCATGTGGCACGGGAACCTCGCCAGCCAGACAGCAACCTTATCCATAAATCCACGGACTGGCAGGGCGTCGTCCTCCAGCACCACTACCCTGCTGGATTGCTCGGCAGCCCATTGCAGCGCGCGGTGATGATTCCAGTTCGCTCCACGGTCACTGTTATCAATTAGCAGGAAAGCACCAAGGGATTCAGCCAGACGCAACGCTTGCTTATGTCGCGAGTGGTGACCAACCACAACAAACTTCACTTGTGTTTCCACCATGCGGCCTCCTTACCGATGCCATCAGTTTTAAACACGGTATGCACGAGAGGGCCAGTGATCAGCCTGTCAGCGAATGACTTCGCAACAATGCCGAACGCCAGCATGTCGCCCACCGCGGCGCCAGCCTGTTCTTTCTTCCAGAAGCGATAGCTCTCGATCCGGTAGTAAAGACGGATGATGCCGTGAGCGAACGCCATCACATCAGCGCGGGTACCACCCAGCAGACCAGCGTTAAGCATCACATCGTTGCGATGCGCTACAATGAACTCCTGATAGATGCGCTCCGGGTGATTCTGCTTTGCCCAGGTATCAGCGTAGGTCTTTGGTTCAGAACCGACGTACACCTTCCCTGCCTCCATTTCTTCCCACGGCGCGCGAAGCATTTCGACATCGGTACCATCGGTACACCAGACGAACCGGTATTCAGGGTGATCTCGCAGGTGCTGCCAGATGTGCAACCAGCGACGAAAGTAGACATTCATCTTCACGTCAGGAACGCGACATAGCTCAACATCTGCCGGGGCCGTCAGTAATTCATCCACCAGCGCTATACGACCACACTGGCGAAGCGAGGCCGCCCATTTGTTCAGCATGTCAGGCGAGGCCGCTATTTTTGTGCCGCGCTGCGGGTCAGGCTGACTGGTAAGCAGCGTTGTGATAACCACGTCGCTCTGCTGGCGGTATTCAACGTAACCAGTAAACCCGGCATCACGCCGTTCGTTGTGGATCTTCACGTTACGTTCCACAAGCGCCTGTCGGTCGGGACGCGGTACCGAACGCTCTACGGCTTCATGCTCATCGAGAGAATGGATTAGCTTTTCTGAACCGACCACATCACCGTAAGCCCACGTCGTCAGGCCAGCGTTATGGATACGTAGCGCGAGGTCACTGTGTTCATACATACCACGGCCGTATATCGGATCGAATCCACCTACTTTCTCAATGGCGCTGCGGTGGTAATACAGCATCACGCCGCGCTGCCCGGTGTAAGCGATGTGCTTATCATCCCGGTACAGGACCGCCATATCCTTCAACTTATTCGTCCCTGCCAGATCGAGAAACTGGTAAGCCAGGTGTGGCTCGGGTGATTCTATGTAAGGCAAGTGCCAGTTATCAGCGATGGGCCAGGCGTCATCGTCCCACAGGAAGAGATGCTCACATCCGGCATCCATCAGGGCTGACAGGCTGGCGTTCTTCGAAGCGACAATGCCGAGTGATGTTTCATGGCGAAGCAGCTGCACGCCGTCAGGCACTACTGCGGCAGGTTTAGAACCGTCGTCAACTACAATCACCAGCGCTCCGGCAGGCAGATGCTTCATGTGCTGTTCAAGTGAGCTCTTCAGAATGTCGGCTCGATCATGCGTAGTGATTGCTATACCAATAGGATAACTTTCCCCTACACATGGGTAATAACTTACGCCATCAATGATGACTTTCATGTCGATACCCGATTATTATCTGTTGAATACCTGGCAACGAAACTTGAGAGATTTATTATGCAATTTCATATGGATTTTATTCCTGCCCAAAAAGAATTGAATGCCTCTAAGCGTTGCTTTGAGAGGATGGTCTCAGCAAAAAATTATGAAGAATACGAAGAAGCATGGTGCGATTTCCTCAACCGTTTAGAAAAAATCTTCGAGAAACTCCAACGAGCCTGTAATCCTCATAAAGAAAAATTCAATACCCTTCTTTCGAAAGAAAATGCCCTGAGAAGCTCAGATCCTCTTTTGCGTTATCTTAAACAAGCCAGGAACGCGGATACGCACTCAATTCAGGATGTGGCTAAACGAGTTCCAGGAAGCTTTCATCTTGGATTTGACGTAGCTACCCCTGGAGAACCAGTACATATTGAAAAGTTAGTTATGAGAGGGACAGACATACATGAATATCGTGGTAGCCATCCTCTAGTCGTAACCTTCACTCCAGAAACTGTTGAAGTGAAAGAGGTAATTAACAGAGGTGTACATTATTTGCCACCTGAATCACATCTTTCTCAACCATTAACAACTCGCCATCCAACAGAGCTCGCTAGGCTAGGTGTTGAGTTTTATGAACAGCTTTTCGGCAAAGTTACGAATTTCTTCTCATCCAATCAATAATCGTAATACTTGAACAAGGCAGGATGCTTTTAAAGCATCCATGTTGAAATTATTACTTCAAGATTTTGAACAGTTCGCCTGCCACGCTTTGTTATGCGCCAGGATGTCCTTCTTCGTCTGGCGGTCCAGCACATCCCAGTCGTGCGCTGTGCCGTAGATGGGTTTAACCCAGTCGCAAGCCGTGTCGACTACCTCAACCCTTACGGGTCCAGTTGTCCCGCAGCTCGCGATCAACATTGTCGCAAGGCATATGGTTAACAGTCTGCTGTACATCGCTGGCCTCTTTCGTTGCTTCTACCCGGCGTTCGGCTACTGCTTCAGTGGCTGCGGCATTTTCTTCGGTTCGCTGCTGGTCTGCTTTTGCTTCAGCTTTGCTGGTGCCGCGAATATGGCCCATGCCAAAAGCACCGGCGATGGCAGCGATGACTGCCGCAACAATCCCAATAATCGTCTCAAATCCCATAGTGTCCTCACACCAGCACGGATTTCGCCAGGTTAAACAGCGCGCGGCGTTTATCCAGACCATTACGGCCGCCATTGATAAGCAGTGTCACGCGCTCAACGTCGCCGGAATGAAGCAGGCAACCGCGGGAGGCAAAGAACCATGCAGCTGAGCGCGCGGCGTATTCATCCTGTTCAAGCAGCTCCGGATGGGCGACAAGGTCAAGCTTTATAGCGTGGCCACAACTGCGATAGTTGCTCAGGCCGGTGATTTGCTTCAAACCACGACCGCGATATTTCCAGCCATGGCCTGCTGACTGATTGCCCAGGTGTTCTTTACCCCACTCACCGCCATAAACCAGATTGGCTATCGCTTTCTGATTTGCCGGTTGCGTTGCCGTTCTGCCTAGTGCGGCGGCCTGCTGTGCAGTAATGCGATGCTTGCCGAACGTCGGCACTAAGTTTTCAGCCGCATAGTTCAGGCTTTCCACCAGCCGGGTATACCCGCCTGACTCATGCCCCATCTGTGCGATAAACATGGCCTGATCGAGCGGTGCCGTGATGCCGAATTCATTCATGGCAGCTTCGATCTGTGAAAACCAGCGCGCAGCTAACTCGGCGCTTAACCCAGCCGCCTTTTGAAATTGTGATTGGTTCATTAGTGCCTCAGTGCATCAACCAGGCGCGCCACGTTTCCCCGAGCCCAGAGAACGGCAGCACAGATCAGGACGTTGACCAGCACCACAAACCAATGGGATTCATGGTACAGGCCGAACAGGTAACGGAAAGGGACGCTGGCGTATACCAGCACCGTGAAATAAGCCATCAGCGATATCAGTGGGCGATGTCTCGCCCCTCCACGCTGGTAGAACATCAGTGCAATAACGATAACAGCTGAGATAATTGCGTTTGCCATCGCACTCGGATCACTTGTTACCATTGCTAGCCCCTCCACCACGTAAACGCGAGAGAATTCCAAACAGGCTACCCAAATCCTGACTGTTGACGAACGTCAGCAGCTTAATAGCAATAGCGGCTACGATTACCGCGCCCAGCGCATCAAGTGGCCTGTCGCTATACCCCGTCCATTTGGAGAAGTAAGAGCCAAGCAGTGGCGCGCCAATGACGCCGAAGATGAAAGAGGTGATGAAGTAGCCCACCAGCTTAAGGCGGCTGATATTAACCGCCGTAGCGACGTAGAACACCGCACCAGCGAATGCGCCAAACACCACACCGTAATCTATGCCGGTTGCCAGGCCGAACATGCTGGCGCCCATCAGACCACCAGCCGCTACCGTAGTGCCAGAAACAGGATCGGACATTTAGCCCCCTCTTATTGCCGTGAGTCCTCTCAGAACGAGGGGAAACAAAAAAGGCCGCCCGGAGGCAGCCCTTAAAATAAAAAACCCGCAGCAGTGGCGGGTTTATGTTTTGATTTGTTGCTCAGTACGCTTTACTGTCCCGAGCCTAGCACAATTTAAGCACTTTCCTGCTCACTCTGCAACTTAAATCTGTCGCCATTTGTGCCGAATGCGTCACAAAGTGGTGCGTAAAGGATCGATTCTGCAAGACTAACCCATGTATCAATGCGACGGCGGCACGTGATAAGGGTCCAGTCGGGGTGTTTTGAATTAAGCTCTTTAGCCATCTGGAGTTTGCTCTTGCGCAGACGATGACGATCAACAATCACGCCATACAACCCACGGTATTCTTCGTTCATCAATACGGCAGCAATAACGCCGTCAACCTTCAGCCCCTCCTCGTCAGAGCAGAACGCCAGGCCAGTTTTGTTTTTGCTTTCGAGAATTTCACGCAGGTATGCTTCCAGCTCGGGTTTAGTGATGCCGGATTTATTCATGCGGCGCAGCGCATCGTTGATGGCGGATTTGGTTATTTTCCCGGATGCCAGCAGCTGGTTGAACATGTTTCCGCCCGAGCCACCACCGATATAGGACCAGCGGCCCCACATGCGGAGCTTTCCCTGTACCCAGATACTTTCGAGAGTGCGAAGGCGAACCAACTCGCCGGATTTGCCTACTTCTGAAGGATTGATCATTTGCGTCTCCACTTACGCCAGTACGCCGATTGCCAGCGCACGATCTAAAAACCGAAACAGCAGCGTTAACTGGTCGCCGTATTTCGCTTCAAATGCCACGGGATCAGCGTGTAACTCGTCGTGATGCGCTCTGCACAGCGGTATCACAAACAGGTCATGCGCCTTAGTACCCATTCCACCCTGCCCGTGGCCGATCAGGTGGTGGGGGTCGTCTGCCGGATTATTGCAGCAACTGCACTGCTGCGACTTCACCCAGCGGGTGTATTTCTCGTTTTCCCAGCGTCGGCGCTTTGGCCTAAGCATGAAAGATTCCGGTGATTCAGGATCGACCTTCACCGACACTATCTTTTTTGCCTTCTCCTGAAAGATTTGCGTAGCTGGTAATGACGGGACAATATCGCTTTCCCTCATCACTGAACTATGCTGTTCTGGCTTGATTCTGAGTGCTTTACTCGCCACTGATTCAGGAACAAGGTCAGCCAGATCGTTACGTACCATCCACCAGCAGAACTCAGGAAGTGAAAGAGTGTGGTCAGTGCTGAAACCTAAATCTATATTTACCCTTTCCAGCAACCATTTTACCAGGTTCTGCATGGCAATTCCTGCCAGTCTTTCAGTGGTTTGCTCACGTAAATGGTTATCACACGACCAGCAAAGACGAATGCTCCCCGGAGCGTGGCGCATTACCGTAAAGTCACTGGCATGCCAGTCAGTGTGAGGCCACTGACATTCAAATTTTCTCTCCAGCCAGGCATCAAGGCTACTCACCCCACCAGCTCGCTGAATGACTCTCTCGTTGACGAAAATAGCCTGCATATTGGCATCATCAGTAAGAGGCTGGTGGGCTTCAGGGATTATTCCGGACGGCAGATGCTGGATGGCTTCGGATGGTGGCTCAATAACTACCCTTCCCTGACGGAATAGCCAGAGCAGTTCGGTACCAGGACGGAACAGAACCACTCCAGACATTGGCGCAATTTCTGGTGTCAGTATGGCTCTCACGCAATTTGCCCCTTAGCGACATGTTCTGCCCAAAGTCCACCTATCCAGCGCACCCCTTTCGCCGTGAAACGAGACTGATTGAACGCATAGTTGGTCTGGTTGGTGGTCCCGGTCTTAACTTCAAATCGGCCTGCTTCGATGTGTTTACTCTTCGGAGTAAGCACGCGGTTCAGGCGGTACATGATGCCGTTCTCAATGAGGAACATCGCGAACTCTGGTTCTTTTGCGTTAAGGAGCTTGGCAACCTGCCGGAATGTCATTGAGCCGGTGGCTTTGACGTAGCGATCAACAAATTCAGCCTTTGGTGCGGCTATTGCCAGTTCTTCACTCAGACGTTGCTTCTGTTCGGCAAGGTCGGCGGCGAGGCGGAGTGCTTCAGGGAGAGTTTGAGGAACAACCATCCCGGCCCCGCTCTCCAGTTCCTGCCAGCGATCAACCAGGCGGGCAGTAAATTCCGGACACAGCTGCGCGACGATGACGTAGCTGTCTCGCTTATTAACTTCGTAGTAGTGGTAAACCTGCTGGTTCTGAGGATGGGTGTACTGCATTGCAGCATACCCCCCAATCACGCCAGATTTCATCAGTCGCTCGATGGTTACGCAGACATTGCTGTGACGGGAATCGACCAGCTTCGCAATTTCACGACTGGACATCGTTATCTGCTGACCTATCACGGCAGCATGGTTTGTCGGACACGTTACGGTGATGTTCATCTGATTCATGCTCTTCTCCACTTATCAGGCGGCTGCACCCGCCAGAGGTTCATGTTTCTTGATCGATATTTCTACACGTCCACCCGCTACCTTCGGCCCCCACTCCACCAGCATTCTCTGCACCTGACTGTCATCCTCCCAAATGCCAGCATGCGTAAGCGCATCAAACAGAGCCTTGTTGTAGTTGTCGATGTCGCGGCGGCGGGCATCTGGCGGAAAGAGAAGGATCTCCACCGCAGCTGGTGATGATGATGGTTTTGGTAAGCAACGCAGTTGCTCAATGATCGCTGCACATGCCGCGCTCTGGTATGCCCTGCCCTTCTCGCTGATAAGATGACGGCCTTTTAACGGCCCCTTGTTAGGGGCTCGCCAGTATGTGTTTACGCTCGGTGGGAACGGGAGCACTAGTTTCATAACGTCACTCCCTGTTTTTTTAGCCATTCAACAGCGTTGTCTCTGGCCTTATCTCCACCGGATAGCAGGTCTTTGATGATCGTCACTGGATCTGTATCCCATTCCGTTTTGACGACGGTAATGCCCCTGGCTGCGCCAGGAGCAACATTGATGTAACCCTTTTTCTTAAGTGACTTAACGTGCGCTACAGCAGCGTTCGGTGATGCGCAGCCAATTAATCCGGCAAGCTCCAGCATCGTAGGTGGGAAGCCTGCCTTTTCGATATGAACCTTGATAGCTTCAAACACTTCATTCTGACGCGGCGTTAATTCCATCATGACTCGACTCCATAACGCCCGTTCAGGCGTCCGATTACGCTGTTGAACATCACCAGGCTTACGCCCATCGGTTTAACCTTCTCGTGGTACTCTTTCAGGATCGGAGGCACTACGACATTCCAGCTTGGCTTTGGCTTCTGCTTTAGGGCTTTTTTGATGGCATCGTTACATTGACGGGCTACATCACGCACAGCATTTTCATGCTCGGTAGATAGCTTTTTCATGCGGCGCGCTCCTGAGGTTTTTTCATGGGAACGGCAACAGCCGGAATAAGCTCAACAGCTGGTGATTCAGATTGATTTCCCCAGTGGTCCCAGCCAGTTGCACCGCAACGGCTGAATAGTTCGATGCGCGGAACATCACCATAAAGTTTTTCCAGACGGAAACGCGCCTCTGCTGGCTTCTGGCTGTGCTCACCGAGTGGACTGTAGATAACCTGCTTGATGCTGGCGCACTTGCGTTCAAGTCCATTTCCCCTGGTGGCGATTAGCAGGTCTTCGGTATTGGCTCGGGTGTAGTTCCCGCCGTTCATGCGTGTTTGTACGTTCAACAGGTCAAGGAAGTCGTAAAAATCCTCCACACGCCCTGCCTGAAGTGCTTTGTTGATATGCTGCTCTGCCAGTGGGTTGAACTTCACCCAGGTAAAGCCCTTCATCGTGCGTACTTTAAAGCCCCACGCTTCAGCCAGTTCGATAGCTTCGCGGGTGTGGGTTCCGGTAAACCACATAGCCAGAACTGCATCATCGGCAGCCAGGTCCCAAACCGCGAGGCGCTTCATGTCGATAAGCTTCATCGTGCCGTAATGGTTATTTGCAGCGCCATTGCTGATGGTGTTCCCGTATTCCCACGCAGGGTCGGCATAAATCAGTGAATATTTCATCAGACATTCCTCGCTCGGCCAGCCAAACACCATGCATCAGAGGGTGCTTTCACTTTCGGTGCCATGCTCAGGCAACGCTGCCGCTCAATCAGTATCTTCATCCGCTGCTCTTCGTTCTTAGAGCGATTGAAGGCATCCATCAGAACCGTGGCTGCCCGCTGGTAGAGCCCTTTTTCAAACAGGTCCTGAGCCTTATCCATCAACGTGATTACAGCTGGATTCAGCGCTTCTTCCTGTTCTGATGCAACTGGTGTATCTGCCCGGTTAATTTTTAGTGCAGAACGCCCCTCGCTAACGTCACCACCCGGCGCTTTGGCAAAATACTGGTAGCACTTGCCGTTATGCTGGCGGGTTGCGCGATTCAGCTTGACCAGGTGGCATACACCGCGCTGTACAGCATGAAGGCGGTATTGAGGCATTGAAGCTGCGATCTGTTTGTTAGTTAACCCAGGGTTTTCAGCGATGAAAATTTGAATATCTTTCAGAAGGCTCATGAGTTCGCTCCTCTGAAGCCCGCCGGGACTTTGCTGTAGTCGGTATTCTGGAAGCTGGATTTGAAGATTCCATCCTCACGCTCCCACTTCCCGTTAACACGCGCTGGCCTTCCAGCATTCGCCCAGTTGGTAGCGGACTTCAGGTAAGCTGGAAACTTCGTTGGCTGGAAAAGTGTCTGCGGGCGCAGGTAGGCCGCCATTGTTAAATCGTCGCTCCACTTGGCGTTGCAGTAGTCCACCACCAGCGACAGCTCTTCAACGGTGAAGCCCTCCCCGATTCGGGCGCGAATGTTTTGCAGCGAGGTTGTTGAAACCTGATAACGCGAACTGGTCACCTGGTTCAGATGGGTTAAAACCTGTTTAGCCTGATCGGTGATCAACACATCACGGTCTGGTTGCGGCGCAACCGGACAAATAGGTTTATTAGTCTGCTTGTTTAACTCTGTATTAAAGTCTGTATAGAGATAGGATTCCGTACTTTCGCGGCTCCCAAGATTCCTGTTATTCGCGGATTGAGAAACGCAGCTTCGCGGTTTTGATTCCGTATCTTCACGTTTTCCATTACGTACTTTTGCGGAATCGTTATTTTCTGGAAAGATTAATGAGATTAGAGCATCGCCGTCGATGCGATAATGCTTGGTTGGCGTACCATTGACCTTTCGAGAGCAGGTCTCGATCACGCCAGGCAAATACTTGTTTACCAACTTTTTAACCAGCCGTTCTGTCTGGTCTTCAGTTAATTCGCCCGCCTCAGCTCCAAGCTCCTTGTGAGTTTTATAGAACCAACCGTCTTCATCCCCAAATGCTGACCAGAAAACGAGGTTATTAAGAACTGCTGCCAGCGCATGAGCCTGCTGGTCTTCTTTAAAGAACAGCAGGTACGGCCTGGGAAGAACAATGACGTTCTTCTGGCCTGACATTGACTGGACGATGTCAAAGATTCTGCTCATGGTCGTCCTTTAACTCTGTAAATTTACGCTGGAATTTCTCAAGAGGGCTGAAGCACTCATGATCGTACCCTTCGCGAAGGTATATAACGCGTCGAGTCTCGGGCTCCCACCTGATGACGTGGACGGTGATGCCTCTTTGGTCTCTGAATCGCCGGTCAACTTCAGCCATTCCTCACGCCCCTTCTCGTTCATCAGTGCAAATGCCTCTACCATCGCGTTCACAGGCTGGTAGTTGTTCTGATCCGCCTGGTTGTTTAATCTCTCCACATAGCCGAACGGGGAATCTTTTCCCACCAGTGGAAGGCATCTGAATTGCTTCGCTGGTCTGAATCGGTTTAAACTGTTCATGCGTTAGTTTCTCCACTGAATACGACACGCCACGACGCCCGGAGCTGCACACTCGCGGGCGTCACTTTTTTTGGCTTTTCTTACGGCTAAACAGCGCGACAATCGCGCGGATCTCTTCTTCACGCGCTGCCAGATGACGGCGGTGATATTCATTGATTTCTTCAGCTTCATGACGTTCGATTACTCCATCTTCGAGAGCTCTCTGGATCACGGTATCAACACGTCCACGCGCTGCTGACGTTCTCATGGCACGATCAAACAGGTCGACACGATCAAGGTCTTCAAGTTGAGGAACGTCCACCAGCAGCGCACCACGACGACGGGCAAAGTAGTCTGCCAGGAGGGACGTATTCGAGATGTCTTCCATCGCCTCCAGCTCGTTCACTTCGAAGAAACGGCAGCCGTTCTTCTCATACAGGTTGTTGTTGAACTGCGTTACTGACATGCCAAGAGCACCGGCCATAGCCTCACGGCCTCCTGGGTACGCTTTGCACATCGCTTTAACAACTTCTTTCAGGCTTTGCTCTACCATGTTGTTTTTCCTTTGGTAGTTACGTAATGCTGATCGCTGAGTTACGGTGTTACTGCAACGTCAGGATCAGCAGGTTTATTTTTGTTAGGGAATGGTCGTACTTCCTCGGCTTCAATCTTCCCGTCTTCGTTAACCATGATATTTACCCGGCGATTACGCTTGAGAGCTTTACTGATTGCGCTTTGGTATACCCCAAGTGCCTCAGCAGTTTTTGCCTGACCGTTTTCCAAAACATATTCAGATAGCGGAATAATCTTCATTGGTTTTCCTCGTGGTTTGCACATAAGGAGTATCACTGTTAGTGATAAACATGTCAACACTAGCGGTGATTGGTGATTATGCCGTGCGGTGATAAATTATGAGAATGAAAAAGAAACCATTGACCGCCGAACAACTTGCTGATGCCAACAGGCTGAAAGCTATTTTTGAGTCCAAGAAAAAAGCGCTGGGGCTCTCACAGGAGACTTTGGCTGAACAAATGGGGATGGGGCAAAGCGGCGTTGCGCAGTTACTGAACGGCACAAACGCTATCAACGCTACTCATGCCGCACAGTTCGCTAAAATTCTCGGAGTAAAAGTCGATGATTTCAGCCCATCCCTTGCAGCTGAAATTTCAGCTATGTTTGAGGCGATAGCGAACGGAAGAAATCAATCCTCTGTGTATGAGTACCCGTTATTAACCGAAGTACAAGCGGGCTCATTTTGCCCCGTTAGCTCATACACAGAACGCGACGCGAAGGAATGGGTTTCAACCACTGTTAAAGCTAGTGACTCCGCCTTTTGGCTTGAGGTATCAGGTCATTCGATGACTGCGCCTCCAGGAGTAAAACCGAGCTTTCCTGAGGGAATGCTCATACTCATAGATCCTGAACAGGATGTTGAGCCTGGTGATTTCTGTGTTGCTGGTATATTCAACGATTCAGAGGTTACTTTTAAAAAATTTGTTCGTGAAGACGGGAAGCCCTGGCTCGAACCTCTAAACCCCAGCCCTCGCTATCAGGCCATTGAATGTAATGAGAATTGCAGGATAATAGGCAAAGTCGTCAAGGCCCAATGGCCTGAAACTATCTTCGAATAAGGAGCCAATCGGCTCCTTTTTTTTGCATCTTTTTTCACCTTACTAATCATAAAGTTAACACTATGCGTGATATTTTTATCACTACAGGTGTTGACCATTTAATTACTATTGGTGATACTCATTCCATCAGCAGCGAACATTGTGGTGGTGAAAATAAATGAGCGTTAACAGTATCTACAAGTGCTCTTTCTGTGGAGTTACAGAGCAGCAGGCAAAACGGATTATAGCTAAAGGTGGAAAAGACGAGGCGGCCATTTGCTCTGACTGCGTTGTTCAGTGCGTTAGTGTGTTTGCTAATCTGGCTTCGATTTCGACACTTGAAGAGCGCAAGACGATTGAAGCCGCCCCTATTCAGGGCGGCGAGATAACAGCTAACACTGTTCAAAAAGCTGTTATTCCTTCAGTGATTCAAACACATCAGGAGGAACAGCCTGAACTCGATCAATCAGTGCAGCAAGCTCGTTAAATGCTGCCTTAACAGACTCTGGGTTATCAGGCCTGCCGGCATTTTGCTTTAGTGCATCTAATACATCTGTTTTAACCGCAGGCATCTGAACAGAAATTGAAGCAATAGCGAATGTAAGAGCTGCCTCCAGTGCCTCGATTTTACGGAACATGTATTCAGCGCTTAATGGTGGTTGACTCATGTATATCCCTTCTTGGTTGTGTGAGAACTCCAAGAATACCACCGAGCCTGATGTGGTGAAAAGACAGGCAGCAGTTGCAGTACGGCATATGGCACATGTGCCGCAGCGGTCCGGGGATTTCTTGCATTACTTTTTCCAGATCCATCGGGTAGCCGGAATGTGCAAGCCAGGCAAGTACGACGGCCAGAGACGTTTCACCAGCGTGGCGATCAGGTGTGACACCTCGGAAGAGACGAGGCAATTTTATTAAAGCCGAGAGGATGACCATGGAATACGAATTGATGCGTCTCGCAGAATTTATTTCTGAAAACTGGAGTCAGTGGGAATCGTTCTGCGAACAGCATGGCGACAACGCCCAAGAAATTTACGAACAAATCGGCGGTGAAGATTAACCGCCAATTCAGTATCACGTAGCCAGCGTGGTAAACCCGTAGTAGCTGTACCAGATGCTGTGTGTAGTCTTGGCGGTCGGCAGTTTTGAATGTCCTTAATGTCGACCGCCCATTTTACACAACTGAAAGCGCGTTCAGCGTTCAACTTGAGAGGCCGTAGTCGTTAAATCAACTCAGGAGAACGCGCTCTCAATTGTGGAGAAGTAACGTGTCGACATTGCAGTGTCGATTGTGGCTGCCAGCCTCAAGCATCCTCAGGGTGCTTGGTGATGGTAATAACGCCATCTCAACCAACAGGAGACGATGAGCCTGTTCTGGTTGGATTGGAAAAATGTTATTTGCCCGCTCAGCGGCGGGCGCTTTTTCTGGAGGTAGCATGTCTGCAAATGATTTGGCTGTTAAATATGGTACTTATCAGCCCGAAAATTTACTGGTCATCCTTCCACTTGAAGAAGCGTCAGACATTATTCGTGAAAGTCTTCGCGCTGAGGTTCGCCACGAGCTGGAATATGAATACGATGACCGTATTTCTTCTGCTGAAGAAGAGGCATCTGATTGGGAATCACGGGCAGACAGTTACGAATGCGATGCGATTAGTTTTGCCAGAGCGATAGAGAAAGCCTTGCTTGCACCAACCTTGGATGAAGCAAAAATTATTCTCGAACGCGTTCGTTCTGATAATCGCGAATATTTTTAATACTTAATGAATATTTACGAATTTGGCAGCATTCAAGTGCCGGGATTCGTGCAACCAAAATTCAGCGCTGTGCAGAGCGCGTATAACACGGAGAAACTATCCATGACGAACACACAGAACGTCACCGAGTTACAACCACGCATGACCCGGAAGCAGCTGATCGATGCAGCGCGTAAGGCCGCCCCTCTCCTTCCGCCAGCTTATCGCGGAATTATGACCGAACTGGCTAACCGCCTGGACTATACAAGCGTAGCGATTTGCGAAGCGATGGCGCAGCGTAAACAACTGGCTCTTCAGAACGCTACTCTGCGTGAAGATGTCGCAAGCTGGGCCAAAGAGTGTGACCGCATTGTTGAACGCTACACGAAGACCAGAACCAATATGCATTTACTGGAAGCCCAGCGAGAATTGCGTGAGCTGTCACCCATCGTCATTTCCCAAAATAACGAGGTGGCTCTCTGATGGCTAACTCATTCAAGCAAATGACCCGTGACGGGACCATCAAGCGCACCGATACCGGGATGTTCATCAGCCTCGACCAAATCCATGTGCGGGAAGGTTTCAACAAACGCGAAGATGATGAACGTACCCGCCAGGCAGATGATGACCTTTTCAACTTTCTGATGAATGGTGGCTCCGTTCCCCCGCTGGAGGTTATCGCCCGTGATGAAGGTGGAGTGTGGGTTGTTGAAGGCCACCGTCGGCGTCGCTGCTATGCGCGCTGTGCAGAAGCTGGTAAGCCAGTAGACCGCATCCATATCATGCCGTTCAACGGTAACGATGTTCAGCGCCTGGCGCGCATCATGACCAGTAACAACCAGCTCCCGCTATCTGATATGGAACAGGCAGCTGTTATTCAGGAGCTTCATAACGCCTTCAACCAGACCACCAGCGAGATTGCAAAACTGGTCAACAAGTCTGTCCCTACTGTCGAAAAACTTCTGCTTCTTAGCACAGCCAATCACGACGTTCAGAAAGAAGTTAAGTCCGGAGCCGTGTCTGTAGATGTGGCCGTAGACCGAGTAAAAGAGTTTGGCGAAAAGGCCGGTGAGGTGCTTCAGAAGGATAAAGCTTCTGCTGCTGCCAAAGGTAAGAAGAAAGTTACCCGCAGCGTTATAGCGCCAGAAATTAGCGTTAAGAAAGCGCGTCGCCTTGTAGAGCTGATCAGCCTGGCGGGTATAAGCGACACAGGTGTTATCTATCTCGAAGGATTGGACCATGCAGAAGTCGTGGAGATTATCGACGAGCACAAAGCTATCGCCGTTCAGCGTCATGGAGAAGCATCATGAGCACCCTTACCAAAGAATGGCTACTGAAGACCATCGCAGAGCTTGAAGAAGAGCGCGATGCTGTGCCTGGCGCAGTAAATGAAGATGCGGCGATGGCGCTAGCGGCGATGAAGCTGGCGCTGGCATCGCTCGAAGCGGAAAAAAATGCCGAGCCGGTGGCGAAGGTTGAGACTGTTGGGGTTTGTTGGTACGCAGATAACGGTGTACCTCGCAAACCTGCTGTTGGTACAGAGTTATACACCGTCCCGCCAGCGCCGGTATCTGTTCCTGAATGGACAAACGAGCAGTGCCTGGAGTTCCTGTCGATCGCTTTCCGGCATGCGGAAATTAAGGGCGACCTTGAGCTTGATGATATCCGCCTTGGTGTGAAGATGGCCAATGGTAGCCGCGCCGCCATGCTTCAGGAGATAAGCAATGAGCAATAACAACCTAACAAACGAGCGCCTGAGCGCACTGATCCGTGTCGCTAGGGATTCTCTTGAATTGTATGAAATGGAGCTTCCTGTCATTGATGATGTAATGCTAGCGCTGGCAGAACTACAGCAACGCCGCGCCGCCATGCTTCAGGGTTCCGAACCTGTAACGACGACTAACAAGTTGCCAGAAGAAACCGGTTCATCTTTGCAATTGCGTAATCTCATCCGTCAGCGCCATGCTGAGTGGTCACAGGCCACGTTCGGTGATGTTGGTCCTGTCGGCCCGCTCAAGCATCTGTCGAAAGAGGCACTCGAAGCAGCAGAGGAACCTGATGATCTAAGTGAGTGGGCTGACATGCAGTTCTTGTTATGGGATGCACAGCGCCGCGCCGGTATCAGCGATGGTGAAATTACAGCAGCGATGGAAGAAAAGCTGAAGGTGAATATGGCGCGCCAGTGGCCGGAACCGAAAGACGGTGAGCCTCGTCTTCATATAAAGGCAGGTCTGAATTTAGAGGGGCAAGATAAACAAAAAAAGTAAATCGCTGCGATGTCTGCACTGAAGGCGCTCGCGGCGGGTGCGGTACGTGTATTTTTAATGGTAATTTTTAGTGAGGTATTTATGACTACTACTGATTTTATGGAAGAGCAGGAAGTGTTCGACCTGCTCAAAAAGAAAAAAACTGCTGTCTGGCGCTTACGCAAAGAACGTGGTTTCCCCGATCCTGTTCTCACCTATCCATCACGATATAGCCGTAAAGCAGTTATGAAGTGGATTGAAGAGGGCGGCGTCAACCGAGCTGTTTAACATGCCAGAATATTTTATCGGCATATATTTCATAAGCCTCTTTCTGCTCCACCAGCCAGTCGTGTTTATTGTACACGGCCATCACACCACCCAGTTCATGCCCCAGCATCTTTTCGGTGACATGGGGCATAACTCCCTCCCCTGACAAATTAGTTACAAGTGAGCGCCTGAAATCGTGCGTTCTCCATTCTGGTATATCAATTTTATCCCTTAACTTTTTCATGTAGAGATTTGCTGACGAACGATCTATTGCCCTATCCAGTTCCTGTCCGGGGAACAGGACGCTGTTACCCGAATTTAACAGCCTCTCCACAAAAGGTTTTACCTGCTCAAAAACAGGACGACGAATAACATTCCCCATTTTTGAATGCTCAGCTGGAGTTGTCCAAATAAGATCGTCCATATTGAATTCGCTGTCAGTAGCCAGACGCAACTCTGACAACCTGGCACCCCACAGTAACAACAATTGGTGAAGTACCTTGTTTGAGGTAACGATCTTATTTTTTTCCAGTGCGAGCCATATTTTTGCCAGTTCGGTATAGGTTAAAACCCGGCTTCCAACATCCGGCTTCTTTCCTATCGTCTTAACGCTGAGCTTCAGAACCTCGCACGAAGGTATGAGCTGTCTGCTGATACACCAGTTCATTACAGATCGCAGTTGGAGGAGAAGTACCCTGGCCTTTTTGCCGTTTTTCTTTTCCTGCTTATCGAAGAACCTAACCCATGATGAAACAGGAATATTTACGACGGGGGCATCCGGGAATTCTGTGTACATAGTGTTGTACACAACTGACTTGTACAACGTCTGTGTATTAGGCTTCAGGGTCTCAACATACTTGCTCCACCACTGATCGAGACACTCTTTAAGTGTCAGCTCGCCATCCTCTTTGGCAAAATAATTTTTAGGGTTTAGCCCCTTGAGGTACAATTCGCGCATCTCGCCGACTATGACACGCGCCTCTTTCAGAGATGTAGCAGGATAGCGCCCAATAGAAAGGCGAACCGGTTTACCATTCCATCGGTACCGAAACTGAAACGTAATCGTTCCGGTAGGGGTAATACGCACGCTGAGACCGTCACCATCTGTGACTTCAGGCGCGCCATTGTATGGCTTGTCATTGATGCTGCGAAGTTTGGTATCGCTGAGGGCCACGGCTCTGTATCCTGTACACACTGATTTTCTGCATTCTGTACTCAATATGTACGCAATGGCAAGTGAACCAAATGATTTTATTTGCGTACAGACATGAACGAACAGGAAATAAAAGAGACTAAAAGCTTGAAGCACCGTGGACTCTTGCGATAACATGCAACTCAAGACGAACACTTAAAAATCAGTCATTTCTACGTCCTCTTAGTTAAATGG